TATCATATACTCTAACAGTTAGATCCAAGTTGGGATTGTTGTAATTTACAGTGCTCATCGTCTTGTATTTAATAACCTGTTGGTTTCTGCCTGGGTTTGATTTGTACCAGTGTTGTTTCTATTAAACGTCTGTGTGGGGAACAACCAGCCATCTGCTTTGTTGGTCACTGCTCTGGTGGCAGCCGGCAATCCTTGAATCAATGTATTTTTGCCCAGGGTGGTCGCTTCACTTTTGGCAATGGCAGCAAGATTTTTACCTTTGAAAGTTTGATTGAGCCTGCCGGCTTTTTGTGCTGCACCAATCAGTCCCAACACACTTCCGCTTTGTAAATCGCTGAGGATCCCGCCGCCAGTTTCCAACAAGCCGCCTTGGCCAAACACTGTGGCATTAGCACCAGGTCTAGCAATTGGACTAACTGTTTTGTCGTAGTGTGCATCAGTAGCAAAACCTTGAACGTTGGGATCACCACCAGGGCTGGGTTGAGCAATAGCACCTGAGTAGTATTTCACAGTTTCATATGCCACTGTCATGGTGTTTTGCATGATACCAGCACCTTGAGTGTAATCGTATTGATCGTGATTCCAGGCTGTGATCAATGGGTTGATCAACACGTATTCAGCAAACTTGTGTTGATCCATGCCATAAATTCTGATGTCTCTGAAGAACGGTGGCTTACCACTGGCCAACGAAGATCCGCCGTCGTTGAAACTTTCGCCGATGTATCCCCAGTCATTGACATTGCCCACACGTTCATCCGCGTAGATATCTCGATCATTGTAACCGAATCCTCGTTGCATGTTGGCACTTTCTCCATTGGCACCATTGGTGTTGTTGGGGGCGAGATACTTTTGTGTGGGATCTTTGTAGTAGTAACTCATGTAAAGATACCACATCTTGCGTACCAAATCATCACTGGTGTCATGAAATGTCATTGTCACCGGTTCATAGTTGATTTTCTTTTGTATGATACGCTTGCGGTTGTATTGATTTAATGTTTCAGTGTCAATGTTATATTTGGGAAGATCAACAGTTTTTACTGCTAGACTCAAATTCATTATATCGTCATTGCCAAACGCACCGCGGAGATAAGGAATCTCTTGCACGTTGAGTGTGAAACTAACGTGAAAGAGAAACTTGAATCTGGGTTTTAATTCGTAGGCGTTGGTAGTAAACGTTTTGCTTGCGTGAGTGTAATCACGCAAGCTGTTGTTGCCTAAGAACCCTTTGAGAAAGTCCTGGCCAAATGACGACATGTTTAGACGCCTGCGCCGGTGACCACGTCGCCTAAAGTTCTACCAATCTCAGTACCAACACCAGTGCCTTCAGGAGTTTGGTTGGCGTTGTCGTAAGCAATGGTCAATTCAATTGTGGCTGCTTCGTTGGTGCCATAGTTCAAATCGCCATAGTTGGCAGCTTTCAAATAGCAACCATACAGTTCCCATGTTTCCAGTACCACTGGTGTGTTGGCGCCATTACCACCGTCAAGAATCTCAACTTTGGTCAAGAACTTGTAGTCAATGCCAGAAGACGCAGAACTCATTTCCAAGAAGTCCATTTGTTTCTGCAACTGTTCGCCAATCAACTTGCTAACAGCACCTGACGCATCATCGCGCAGACTGCATGTGGTATCAGCCCATGAGTGACGTCCGGCCAGTTTCAATGTTGAGTTGTAAATTGGCAATGCAATTTCTTCAAATGTCAAATTGGGGCGAGCAAAACTCACAACTTGTTTGGTCAATTCTGTTCTTGGTGTGCTCACGCCAAGATTTTCAAACATCACTCTAAAGCGATATTTGAGTTTGGGCATCAACAGACCTTGGGTTGGCGAACTTTGGTCACTTGCCAAGGGTACTGTCATTCTCTGTAATGATGAAACTGCCATTTGTTATATCTCCTGTTGTTTTTATTTACCTAATTCAATGACCGGCCGAAGCCGGTCATTTTTGATCAAGCATTAAGTCCTGAAATTTCTCCAGTGTTCTTGATACGCAATGGAATGTAGATAAATTCAACTGCTTTGACTGGTTCAATAGCAATGTCCACCCACAACTCGTTACGATCAATACGTGCTGGGGTGTTATTACTCAAATCGCAAACTACCAAATAGTCATAAATGGCACGTTTAGCAATCAAGTCAATCATCAAACTGTTTATAGTGTTGGTAATCTCGTTGCGTGTGATTTGATCATTGGGTTCAAACAAGTACAGTTTACCAATTTCTTCCAAACGTCCGCGCAAGAACGCTACCAATCTAGCAACGTTGATACGATCCAGTGCTGTTGTGGCACCTTGACGTGTTTTATTACCAAAGTTTGTGATGCCCACACCTGGAATAAAGGTAATTGGGTTGATATTGTTTTCATACAATATATCACGTAAACTTTGTCCCACAGCAATTTGTTGGAACTCACCTGTGGTAGATTCAATGTATCCAATTGCTGTGGCATTGTCAACTACACCTCGACGTGTGCCAGCAGGTGCCAACCATGGATAACTTACTGCATCACTGCGCAAGATTGTACGTACCATCATGTGACTTGGAGGTGCAACCACGGTGTTGCCACTCAAGTCTGTGGTCTGGCAGCTGGGGTAGAACACCGCAGCATAAGCACTACCAATGGTGAGTCCATCTTCTGTTGGCAAACCAAGTCCGCCGTTGTCTGTGGCATAAGTCACTAGTTCTGTACCGGTTGCACCCAGTCGCATTGGGGTGTCGCCCACTACGAACAGTGTGTTGGCACGTTCATTGCTGAGAGCAACCATGTTTACAGCCAATTCAGGATAAGCAGGAGCAGCAATCAAGTTGAATTGATTTTGTTCTTCTCTTGCTGCCAAACTGGTATCGATACCTGACTTCATTGCAGCCACAATCAACTTGCGTTGTGCTTGGCGTCCAGCATACATGCTGCCATTGGTTTTGTTACCTGAGGCTGTGAGCCATGTACTGGTCACTGTTGGATAACTGGCCTTATCTGGGAAGTTGGCTTCAGTCAAATAATTTAGTTGGAAACTCTTGACATTGTAACCTGAACGGCGTGTGTTCCACAACAGCATACCTTGGGGATACAGTGCAGGATCAGGTGCATCTACATCCAAGTAATTGCTGGTCAACAAACTTTCAATTGTTGGGAAGGCATCTGCCACAGGATCTGTTGTGCCATTACCGGCCCAACGTGCATCAGCAAACAAAATACCATTGCTGCCGACTTGGTCTGTGGTATCAATCAACACCCATTGGTCAACTCCACTTACCTGTTCCCAACGATACAGTTTGGGGTAATTTTCTAAGTCGCTGGTATCAACCCACAAATCACCATACTGAAGTGGGCTTCCGGCTGTGTCATTTTGTGTGGTGGGTTCTGAGGCAGCAACAATAGGCCCTGAAGCATTGGTCAAACTCAGATCAAAACCACGAGTGTCGTTGGTTACGTTTTGATAACCCAACCAAGAACCATTGTTTTGAATCATGACATCTACATCATCCACACTGCTGTAATACCATAATCTACCATCAGCTGGATCTTGATCTGGTGCTGTGTCGCTGGCTGTGTATGTGAATAAGTCAGTTGTCACCCAGTTGCTCAAAGCAATAAACCCAGGGTACTTGTCTTGACGAACTTTGGGTGTAGATCCAGCAACAAAACCTGCACGAGTCATAGCACTATATGTCAGGTCATCCACAGTTATTGATCCACCCTGACTGTGTGTGAACACAATATTTCCAGCACTGTTGACGCTGGCACTAACATAAGGAATATTAGCTGCGCTGATAGTTGAAATAAATCCTGCCACAGTACACAGGCTGCTGCCAGTGTCTGGCAATGTTATAGTAAACGGACCCTGGCCAGTGGCTGTTCCTGCTTCAGTTGAGAACAAAATAAACTGGCTGCCTGCCTGGAACAATGAATCGCCATTTTGTCCAGGAGTTGTAGTACCAGTGACTATTGTGGCTCCTAGCGCAATTCTTTCCAGTATTTCAAATGATGCATTTGAATTTGGGGTTGTGTTGTACAATAGCGAATTATAATTCACATAAGTTGTACCTACAGGGATGTTTTTGCCGCCACCTGTGGGATCAAGTGCATAATTTGCATTGGCATCATTGTCATAAACGAGTGAATTTTGCGCGACCCAGGTGTCCAGTGCCGCACTGTATTGTTTAAGTTTCAGACTCATACCGTTGCTTACTGGACTGATATTTTGCCATACAGAACCAGTTGGTGCAGGTTGAGCTTGTCCCACAGCCCAGCGAGGTGCTTGATAACTGTATCCTGGCAAGTAATTGGGCGCACGGTATTCACCATCAGTGATTCCCAAAGCAGTCAACAAAGCACTGCCGCCAATTGTACCAGCCTGTATGCTGATCAATCCACCATCATCAGTTGATCCGTCATTGGTTGCATCGCCGTCTGCATACAAAGTCAATTTACCACTGACCGCAGCAGCAGTCACACCAGGAATAACTGCGGCGTTGATAACTGAAGCAAACCCAGCCACAGTGTTGGTTGCATCCACTGTGACCAACACATCGTTGATGTACATGTTGGAACCAACAGTTATTGACGGATTTGAATTTGTGCCCTGTAATGTGGCCCATGAAGATTTCCATGCATTGGTACCAACTTGTACCCAATCATTGTCTGAATTTTTATACCAGTTTTCATTGTTCAAACTCACTGCGCTGACGGCATAGTCACCGATACTGCCAATGGTTTGTAGAGGGGTGTAATCAGCATTTTCATAATCAACTACATCTGCTGTGTCTGTGATCACAATGGGAGTTTTATTGGTAAATGTTGCGGCTGTTTGATCCCACTCAAATATACCCCAAAGGCTAGTGCTGGTATCTAACCAGTAAGTACCGTTGTTGGCATTGCCTGTGGGACGACTCAAACTTGCGGTAAGTTCTGTCAAGTCAATGTCCACACGTTGAACATACGCACGATTTGTAACACCCAGTGCTGAGTACGCTGCCAACAAGCCGTATTCGTTGAGTTCGTAACCATTGATTGGCGTACCAGTTGTGGTATTGTAGAAGAATGGCACACCAAATGTAGCTGCCAAATCTCTCTGACTGGTAATGAGATAAGTTTTGTTTGCGTTGGCTGCGGTTGTACCGGCTGCAACTCCGACTCCAGCAGCGTCAGCCTTGTTTTGTGCTGTTGCTACTAGAAAATAAGGTACTGTGTTTACCGCGGAAGGAATATATTGACTCTCGTCGATTACTGTTACTTCTACGCCTGGTGATATTAGTGCCATGGTTGATTCCTTTTCAAGTTATTGATATTTATAGGCATACCCAAAAAAACCCAGTTTACACTGCCCTTTGCCCAAGGTCCAGGCGCTAAATATCGTATGAGACCCATTTGTCAAGCCTGTAACCAACGGCCATGCGCTGTGAATTATATCAAAGAAGATACCACACATTACCGTAGTCGTTGTGAGACTTGTCAACGCCGTGGGCGGGGTATCAAACCCAGAGAGCCACGTTGGAAGTCAGCAGGTTACAAGAAAAAACCCGCATGCGATAGATGCGGGTTTCGAGCAAGATTTGCCAGTCAGTTATTGGTGTATCACATTGACGGCGATCTCAACAATGTTTCTGTGAGAAACTTGCGCACAGTTTGTCGTAACTGCGTGGAAGAAATTTCAAAAGTAGAAGTTACTTGGCGGGCGGGTGATCTTGAACCAGATGCATAACTTGCTGATATAGATCATCCAAGGTACCGTTGTTGTCCAGTACCACATCAAACTTTGTGCCTACCCAAGCAGTTTCCGAGTCATGCACCCCCAACTGTGCTAGTCGGCGGCCGCTCAGTGCCCAGGTGCTGTTGCCGTTAGGGCCACGATTGAGACTCACTGCTGCATCGTACCATTCAGGTTCAGGGCCACGCACCACACGCACTACTATACCACCTGATTGTTTGATGGCCTGAATCTCATTGGGGAATCTGCAATCGCTTATAACCACATCGTCACGGCTGTTGCGCAGTTTGTTTTCCAGGCTGGCAATCCAGATGTCGTCATGAAAGTTCTTGCGGCATACTTCTGTGCCCCACTGTTGCAAGATCCAACGTGGAGTCAAGTGTGGTATGCCTAAGCGGTCGGCCCACCAGGGATCAACTTGTTCACGCCACTCACGGGCCATTTTTGTACGGCCCTCGAGCATGGTTCTGTCCCAGCCAAACACCTGTGCCACTGCGTCTTTGAGTGTGTTGGCAAAACTTTCTCGTCGGAAGTGATGTAGATTCACAAGATAGTCTGCAATGGTATCTTTGCCTGAGCCAATAAATCCACAAATTCCAATGATCATTTGCAGTCCTTTTTGTATAATAATCTTATTTTTTCACCATAGCAACCACAGTCTATTACATTATCAACTTGTGATAAAAATGTGTTTATAGCATTGCGTACTTCGGACATATCATCATCATGCACTAATATCCATGCTTCTGCAGTTAATATTTTATAGGTATTTTTTAAATCAATTAATGTTGAACTGTAACTATGATCCCCATCAATAAAAACAACTTCGAACTGTAATTGAGTTAGTGCATCTAAAGATAATATGTTGGCACTAGATGCAGTAATAAATGTTGTACGGGATTCAATTACAGATTTAATAATGGTGTTTGTTCTATCTGTGATATCTACAGTATACAGATGACCAATGCCGGCATCCTCAAGCGCACCGAAAATAATTGCACTGCTCCATCCGTGCCATCTTCCTATTTCTAAGACATTCTTAGGAGTTTTTGACCAGATAAGACTGTACAAAAAAACAGCATCTTGGCTATTCATCAATGTGTCAGTGGGGCCAATAATTTGTTTTATTTCGTTTATGTGTATTAAGAAATTTGGAGACTTGGTGTGTGTATTGCGAATTTTGTTAGCAAGAATACTATGTTTTTCATTGAACAAATGATCTTGTATGATTTCTAATTGTATTACGCTCGGCAATGTAACAAAATCGTTAATTTTATCACAGTCGGGCCAACTTGAGTCTCGAATAGCGTTATAAAAATTTTTCCAATCATTCATGCAAGTTCCTTGATGTTTAGATGTTTCAAGGTTGCTTGTAGCAAGTCAATTTGTCTACGACAGTCTTCCAGCGCATGATGGCTAGTAGGCGGCTTGGGCAACCCTGGATACAGCTTATATACCGTTCGTGCATCACAGATCTTATAATATTGCCAGGGCAGGGGTTTGCCGTAACTTTTGTAGGCATGCTCAAGGATGTTGGCATCGTAGGTGGGACCATTCATCCAGATACGATTGCACTTCCAGCATAATTTGTGTAGTTCATCAAGTGCTTGGTCTAGTGGGATACGGCCCACCTCATTGAACGCTTCGTCACGTGCGGCTGCGGGTTGTGTGGCCCACCAGTTGATAGTGCCTTGTTCAATGGTGCGATTTTCTTGGCTTTCAAGATCAACTCTGGCATAGTATTGTTGCTGGTAGTAGCCAGTGCCAAGCGGGTCAAATGCCTGGGCTGCAATGGTTAAAATTGTGGTCTCAGGGCCTGTTGCCAAACCTTCAATGTCGATCATCAAGTCGATTTTGATTCTCCTGGTACTTGTGTACAAGGATTATAACACAATTTTAGATAAAAGTGTTGGGAGTTTAGCCAATAACAAATGTAAGTGGCTGTGAACCGTCCACATACATTTTGAGTTGTTCGATTAGCCCATCCATTTGGGTTTGTGCTTCTGATTTCATGGCAGTGCCATTTAAGGTGCCGCCACCTTGTGGTCCAGCAATGCTGCCAAATTTCTCACGTGCTTCTCCAATTATCATTTTACAGTTGGCCACCATGTAATCCCGGATCCACTGACTGATTTGATGATCACTCAACAGATTGAATTCAGGTTTTAGATTGTAGGTCCACAGCAACACAGTTTCGCCTGAGCCTTTGGGATCGCGGATCAGTTGCAGTTTCTTGGTCACAGGATTCCAAGTGTAGTTCATGTATGCGCCGAACATGCGTCCAGCCAGTTCAATGTACTGACTGTAGAAATCATAAGTGGCTAGTCCGCCTGCCACGTTGAAGTTCATTAGGTAAACGTTGATTGACGCCTGTGCAAACGGATCAAAATTACTTGCAAACGGTCCTGAACTGTCACCAAATGTTCTGCGGAATATTTGACGCACAGAGATTACTTCTTGCGGTAGATCATATATGTTGACATCTTGCACCAACTGCATGAAACTGTAACTTTCTTCATAAGCGTTGTTGGCCCGTTGACGATAAGTGCCGATGGTTTTTTGATAAGCCGCTTCGTAGTGTGCAGGATCTAGTTCTAGGTCAATGATATCACCGCCTAACTGAAGTTTTACATAATCTATTAGATTTTGCTTGAGTGTGGGCAGTGATTGTTGTTGCTGTTCTGGCATGTGGGACTCCAAGTCCCTGTATTTATTGCGTAGACTGTATCCAACCCTGTAGTTTTTCGGCAATAAGTTGGTGTCCTAGTTGATTAGGATGTGCAAAATTAGGGCGGATATATTGGTTGTTTTCTACGTTGACCAGATGTTCTCCGTTGTGATCACTGGCGTCAAACCAGTCAGCCGCTGTTTCTCGGCCATGGGCCCAGACGCGAGATAAATCAACCCCAGGTAACCATTGCTCATAACGCACCCATCCAGCAAAGTAAAAATCCTTGATGTTGAATGTACTGCACCATTTTTGCAGAGTACTCACTGCCATGCTACTGCGCATGATTTCGTGTTCACGAGTATGGAAATGTGTGTAAATTTGTTTGCTGTGAGTATCAGCGTTGGCCCAACTTAGAAATCTAGGAAAATGAGCAGTTCTAGCAGGATTGGTCAAAAAGAAAATTGCAGTAACTGAGTTTTCACTGTTGTGAATTTCAAGATATTTTTGCAATTGATACAGCATGTCCTCATTGCTGGCGCCACCAGATCCGTAGTTGTAAAATTCATCAAACTGCATGGTGTCTCGGAGTATTTCCCCGTATCGGCGACCATTGCCTAGTTCGCCGCCTTCCGGCCAACTGTCTCCTAAAGTTAATAAAATCTTATTCATTCGAACTGTCCAATGGATCCAACTTTTTTATTGACGGCATAAATTTTTTCGTTTCGTTGATCAGCAGACGTTGGACAAAATTTACACTGCGGAATAACGTCATCAATGTGTGATAAAAATTCTTGTCCGCGAGTTTCAATCTCATCCGACGACAGTGCCAAATAACTGTTGAGCAGTTGTCGATCTTGTTCAGAAATATCAAACGTGTGTTGTTGATCAAACTCTGGCAACAATGCCACTGGGCCGCATTTGTACAATTTGGCACGAATAAAATGATAACACTTGAACTGAGCAAATCCGCATGCTTGGTGTGCTTGAACAGCGTCATTGTTGAACAAGGCAAATTTTCCATCCGTTGTTTTTTGAACTGCTGACCGATAAAAACTATCATACTCCCACACATGTACTCGCATACCGTTGCTGTCAACAAATGCGTGTTTGGCTCCCCATGTATGACATTGATTAATATTGGTGGAATCTGAGATGTGGAAGTATGTCACAGGACCTTGCAAAAATTTTTCTATTTCTGAAAAACAACGCTCACGATCGTTTTCATTATGGAGACTGACTCCTATCCAATTTTTGACCTTGGGCAATTTTGGATCACTAAACTTAATCATTCGATCATATAGATTTGGCACATGATTTAGGCGAGTGCCGTTGGTCAACACTTGTACTGATTTGCCCCACAATAAATTGATGCCATCTATCCAATCACAAATTGAGGGATTCAACAGCGGCTCTCCGCCAAGTATGGTCACACGCTGTAACCGCACATGCTTGGACCATTGTTGGTACTGTGATGCATAATCACTCCACCGTTGCCATCCTTTGAAGTCATGGTCGTTGAACCGGTTGCAATTTTTACATGTTAAATTGCAAACATTAGTGATATAAAATTCTATGTTTGGAATGAGCATGCGGGGATCGTCTGAATCCCCGTCTTCAATTATGTGCATGCACCTATTTACCAGGCTTTTAGGATCACCAAGTTCTCTGTACCGCGCCCATTGAACGGGGTTTCTGTTGTGGTAAGGTCCTTGTAGATCTTACGTGCGGCTGGCTTGCCTGCGGCTTGTACTGCTTTGACAACATCTGCTGGCTTGCGCACAGTTTTTTGCATGGTCTCAATAGTGCTGAAACCAATAATGCTGTTTGACTTCACAGTAAACGCCTGTGTATGACTGTCAGCCACAAGGTGGATCAACTTGCGCTTTTTGGTGTCATACAACCAGGCTTCGGCTTTGTCCACGAGACTTGCGGCGGGCAAGCCTTTGAGTTTGAGTTCAGCAAATTCCATTAGCACTTTGAACTTGGCGGCACGTTTTTCTGGTGGTACTGACTTGACCTTGCGTGGCTTGCGTTCAACTTTCTTGATCTGCACATACGCACCGCAGTCATTGATCACTGCTTCGCAAAACTTCACAAGATTGCGCATTTGGATTTTACTGAAGTTGCCGTAGCCCTCAACCAATTGTGCGTCTTTGCCCTCAATCACAGTTTCAAACTCTGCAAGTTTGTGTTTCCAAATATTGGCAATATCTGAAATCATTTGAGGTGCTACATTTAGTCCACGGATCACTGTGATTGGCTTGTAGTCTGCGCTCATCTTGGCACCGTTGACCACAAACTCATCAAACATGCCGTCCAGTTCGCCGGCACACTCGCTTACCTTTTCACGCAGGCGGTCCTGAATGTTGGGTTTGGCCACTACAGGTGCGGCTTCAACAACCACAACCTCAGGCTCACGTGCATTTAGGATTTCCTGAATATAGCCTTCCAACCGAACTGTCTCAGTGTCTGTAAGATCCAGTCCCACCATGCTCATGCGGCACAGCCATGCAGTGGTCAGCCGAACTGCTGAATCAGGCACACCTTTTAATGCACGAACATCTGCTTTGCGTCCGTTGTGCTCCAAGTAAGCCACCAGCATTTCACGTGCGTCTTTTTTGCCGTAGAAGTAATTGTACCATGAAAAGGCAGCACTGAGTTGGCTGGTGCGATCATCTGTGGGTTGCACACGCCATGTGGGTTCCAGTCCTGTGTATTTGGTATCGGGACTGCGAGGGTTCAGTGGCTTGACA